GTTTATACGACTATTCCAAAGCCACTTATTATCAAATTATTTCTGGTGATCTTATTAGACAGCCACAATTAGTAAAAATTCACAAAGACAGGATATTGCGCTTTGATGGTGAATGGTTACCTTATCGCATTAGACAAAGAAACTATGGCTGGGGAATGAGTACTTTACAAAGTGTTTATGATAGCTTTCGGTTCTATTCCACTGGTATTAGCTCCGCTGCAACATTACTAACAGAATTTGATATTTTTGTACATAAACTACGCGGCCTTTCTTCTATGTTGGCCGCTGGTAAAGAAAAAGATGTGAGGGATCGTTTGGTATTAAATGATATGAGCAAAAGCATCTATCGTGGTTATGCAATTGATGCAGAAAAAGAAGAGCTTGAATTTATTAGCAGAAACTTTGGAGGTGTTGGTGAAATCCTAGAAAAACTTCGCATTGATATTATTGGCGCTTCACAAATACCGCATACTATTTTATTTGGTGAAAGCCCTGGCGGCTTGGGTTCTACTGGTCGAAGTGAAGAACGTGATTTTGCTAAACATCTTGGTGATTATCAATCCACGCATTACAAGCGATCACTGCAGCATTTAATGAAAATTATCATGCTCAGTAAAGATGGTCCTACAAATGGAAGATTGCCTGAATCATGGCGGATTAAATTTAACGATTTGTTTGAACTAAATGAAAGAGAAAAAGCAGACGTGCGGGCGCGTGTGGCTGCTGTTGATGGTCGTTACATTCAACTAGGAGTGCTCCACCCGAAAGAGGTGGCAGATGCACGATATGGCGGTTCTGAATGGTCAATGGAACTCACGCTGGACCCATCGCTTCCTCGTGAGCTGCCGCAGGCTACAGGGGAGATGAAAGTGCCTCCTGGTGGCCGTGATCCAATGAATGAAGAAAATGGCACCTTGCCAATGGATGGCACTAGGGAAGTGGAAGATGCTGCTGGTTTGTTTCTTCCTCGTGATTTAGAAGAAGTGCGTGGTGATATTACCTTTACGGATAAAGAACTTCATGGTCGTGCTGTTGCAGCAGCTAAAAGCAAATTTAAGGTGTGGCCATCAGCTTATGCCAGTGGTTATGTGGTGCAACAGTACAAGCGGATGTACAAAGAAAAGCATGGCTCTACGAGTGGTGCATTTAAAGGAGACGATGGTGAAATCAATGGTGATGATTTAGATAAGTGGTTTAAAGAAAAATGGGTGAGGATTGGTGCTAATGGTGAAATCATGGGACCATGTGGTGCTCGTGAAGAAAAAGAAGGCAAACCAAAATGCCTTCCTCAAGCACAAGCACAAGCATTGAGCAAAGAAGAGCGTCAAACAATTGTGGCCCGTAAGCGTAAAGCAGATCCTGATCCCGAAAGAAAAGGCGCTGCCAAAATGGTTAGCAGCAAAGTAGATGCAATTGTGCCAATGACAGTAGAAGGTGTGATGTTGGCTGATATTGATGAGGCCGCATTTATTTCAGACGAAGACATTGAAAAAGCAATGCAACAATGGAAAGAAGAAGCACCAGCAAAATTTAAAGACTTGTTGGAAGCCGACAATGCTGAATGATTTATCAACTTTTAGCAGTGCAGTCCTGTCCAGCAGGATGGACGCTGAATGGTCTTATGACCGCAATGCTGGACGTTATCGTGATGCTAAGGGTCGATTCTTAAGCAAAAAAGCAGTTGGTAATATTATTGATGGTCGCATCGACAAGCTTGAAGAGCAATTAAAACGTTTTACCAAGATGTTGGCTGATGGTTCTATCACGCTTGATCAATGGCAAGGCAGTGTTCGTGAAGCAATAAAAGCTGGTCACATTCAAGCTGCCACTATTGGCTATGGCGGACGCAGTGAAATGGGAAGTGCTGAATATGGCCGCATTGGTCAACGTCTGCGTTCTGAGTATACGTATTTACAAGGCTTTGTTCGTGATTTGATTGATGGTCGTATTTCGGCCCCCATGGCAATGGCACGTATTGGTTTATATGCACAAAGCATTCGTGGCTCATATTGGCAAGGCACTGAGATGCGGGAACAGCAACGAGGTTTTTCTATGATGCGGCGAATATTAGACGATCAAGCAGTGCATTGCGCTGACTGCCTTCGCTATGCAGCGCGTGGCATGGTTCCTATTGGTAGTGTTCCTATGCCTGGTGTGCGTTGCGAGTGTGGCGCCAGATGTAAATGCAGCGTAAGATACTTCAGACAACAAGCGCCTGTCGTGCCGGTTTGAGCATGGATGTACTAGTAGGAAACACTGGGCTTATTGGTGGAATTCTTTGCAAGCATCACAAGTTTGACGAATGTTTCAATTCTTCCAATATTCACTTAGCGCCATTGCGCAAATCAGCCATCAGCAAACTTTACTTAGCTTGTTTACCAGCAGAAAAATGGAAAGCTAATCAATCGCCCATGGCAGATTTTGATAATATGTATCATGTGCTGTCTAAAATTAGACTATGGAGCCCAAGAGAAATTATTTTATATTCGACAATCGACGTTTACGGTGAAAGTCGTGGCATTAAAAATCAACCCGAAGTTTATAATATTAATTACGGGTGCAATCGTTATATCTTTGAGTTACTAATTAAAAGCACTTTTCCCGATGCCACAATTACTATTATTCGCCTGCCTGCACTATTTCACAAAGACATTAAGAAAAATGTTCTGTTTGATTTGCTTAATAAAAATAACGTAGAAAAAATTAACGTAAATTCGTCTTATCAATGGTATGATTTGAATGATCTATGGAAGGATACTAACGCTTGCCAAAGGGGCGCAGAACACCAGTGGTTTTCTGCCCCTATTGACACTTTGGAGATTGTTAACAAATGGTTTCCATGGGCTAGCAAAATTGTCACATGGGGACCGCGCATTGATTACAATTTGACTCCATATTTTGCCGACAAGGAAGAAATCATGAAGAAGATGGGGGTGCTTATTAATGATTGGAATTAGTGCAATTGGCTGGGAACACGAACAGGAGGATGAAATTTTGAGCGTCAATGTCGGTGCCTTTGATTTCATTGAAATTGTTCCATTCAAAATTTTTGCAAACGAAGAGAGCCCTGCTGATATAGCAAAGCGTTACAAGGAGCAATATGGTTTACAGCCCTACTCCGCCCAAGCATTGTTTTACAATAGTACCGTGCAAAGTTTTGAAGACATTATTGCAACGTCTACACACCTATTGAGAGTAATCAAGCTAGGTGTATCGATGGGGATTAAGTGTTTGGTTCTTGGTAGCCCTGCCTTGCGAAGGGGAAGCCCATTATCGCTAATGGAAGCATTGAAGCGGGTAGATACTGTTTTACAGGCAAACAATATCACTCTTTGTATAGAGCCAATTGCCCAAGCTTTTAACGGAAAATACTTTTATACGGTTGAAGAAATTGCTAATTGCATTGACTGCTATAAGTTGCATAACGTGAAGACAATGCTTGACACAAATAATGCTTGGCTTCAAGGCGACAGCCCTAAGGAAATAATGGAAAACCATTCGGGATTGATCGCCCATGTGCATGTTAGTGACTCTGACAATGGTCCCATTTTAAACGGGTATAAGCACAAGCAAATTAAAAAACTTCTTGATTCCAACGGTTACCAACTGGGCATCACTCGTGAATTGGTTAAAGCATCGCAGCATACTCAAGACTACTCATTGTTTAAGCAAATTTACGGCTAGCCAATAATGTCTTTTGCCATTTGCTCGATGGCATAAATGCCTTGAATTTTGCCAGTAAAGAATGACAAAAGGTTTTCCTCCTGTCTGATCACTGGCGCCCGATTGGCGCTGCCGCTTTTAAGTTTTGCCTTAATCGAAAAGACGGGATGCAACAATTCAAAACTATTCTGAAAGTCAGGCCAGTAACGCATTATGTGATTTATCATATTTTCTTTTGCATTGTCCACTTCACCCGACGAGCCATTGCTCATGATTCCATATTTCACATGGCTTAAAGAAAAGCATTCTGAATCATATGGATAAAGAGAAAATAATTCACCGTCTATGTAAGTGAGAGCGCCAAATGGCAGTGGCGCCGTGGGGCGACAAAGAAGCATTACCACTGTTTCAAAAAAATGACCAGGCAGTGGCCGAAGAAGCGCGTTATTAGTGCAATCTAAAACAAAATCATAATCTTGCTTTAAAGCAGTTAAATGTCGTGGCTGCACCTCTTCTTGTTTTACAATTGGACGAAGGCGTTGCTCAAAAAACACACTGGCTTCAATGGGATTGATGCGTTTTTCTGTGGTGCTAAACAGCATGGATGTGTGGTCAAGCAACGTAGCGTCTCGAAGGTCTAACGGCCATTTATCAAAAATCAAAGAAACGGTTGCGGCATCTAGCAGACTTTCGTCTTCTGATACGGCGTAAAGATTGTCACGCACGTCGTGAACAACGTTTCCGTAGTCCTTTAAGAATCGATGAAACGTGTCGGTACATAGTCGGCGTGTGCTTGCATTCCTGGCATAGTGATAACCGTAATGCAATCGATTTTGATTGACAAAAGAAGTGCCAG